CACGGTCTGCACGATAGTGAAAAGCACCCCAACTATTACCGTCTTGATAAATTTCTCCTACTGGCTTGCCATTCTTACTCTTAATTACTTCTGCGTTAGGGTAGATAGTATCACTCAAGCCTTTCGCCACACTTTCTTTCATAAGAACTCGTTCTGCCACGGAGCTGGCATACTGATTAATCAACTGACGTTGGTATTCATTTTGATGTGTCAATTCCTGCTCAACATCATGAAAGTGTTTGCCAATTGATCCTGCTAAGGATTTTGATTTTTCGATCGGAGTAGCTTGTTGATAGTGTTGCATGGCCATTTGTACTGGCAGACTAACCTTGTGTGGGTTAGCACCTTCGTTAAGCACACTAACATCGTTCTTATTGACAATATATAAGAACTTTGATATATCTGTTTCTTTTAAATTAGTTGCAAGTTGTGCATTTGTTTGCTGTGGAGCACTACCTGCTTTTCTAGCTTGATCCCATGCTTGTGCATTTGGTCCGGCAAGAGCATCAGCTTGCGCTTTAAGATTGTTAACTTGCTGAATAAATTCTGGACTTGCAGATTTCTCTACACCTAAGCCGCTAGTATCTGGAGCCATTTCAGATGACAACATATCATACTTTGCCATTAGCTCAGTATACTTGGCAAAATTAGGATCTTGTTGTGGTGTTAATGTGGCGGCAGGTGCTGGTTGGTTTAACTCAGCTTCAGTAACAGCACGTAAAAAACGTGACATCTCATTAGCGCCTGCTACAGGTTTAGTAGCAGCACTATCCATCGCCTGTAGTATGCGCTTCATGTCCACGGGTATTATCCCAATAGACGCTTTGTCAATGCACGGATTTGATCTACCTCACGGTTTTCAACGAGTGTTGGTTTTTCACTCTGATTCAAACGACCAGTCAATTGACGCAAGCGATCAATCTCAGTGCTTTCGGGAATTGGCTTGCCTGGTTTTACTGGAATGCTTTTTCCGTCCACAGTCATTGTGGTATCGCCCTCTTCACGAGCCTTTTTCAGTGCGCCAACAAATAAATTACCGCCTTCGTCAGTTTCCTTTTCCTTGCCTATTTTCTTGTCCATGGCTTTCTTTTCAGCCACATAAGCAACAGTTTCTTTCATGTTCTTCCACATGTTAGCCGCCACTGTTTCTTTAACATTTTTCTTTTGGCTTAAATCATTTTTGCCTTTGCCGTCTGCCGCAAATGCTGGCACACTTTTGCCATTGACTTTTTTCATTGGCATGGATGCCTCGACCATTTTCTTTTTGCAATCTGATACCATTTTTTTCAATTGAGCATGATCACAGTCTGGATGCATTTTACAAATTTCAGAGACTGATTTGCCGTCTTGGCACATTTTCTTTACATGTGACATGGGTGGGCATGGTTTTTTATGGTCACCTTGCTTGGATTCGTACATCATACCACTGCTTCCGCATTCGTACATGTCACCATTGTTGATGTGTGGATGGCTGTGATGACACTGTCCCTGCGCCATGTGTACTGTGCCGCCATGCTGTTCGCACATGTCTTTGTGATGCATGGCCATTTCTAGATTGCCTTCCATGTAGCATTCAGCACATTTGCAAGCATGGTAGTGCGCCATGTCATGGGGCGCCATGCCTTCTTTTACAACCTTCTTGCCACCTTTTTGATCCTTTCCCAAACGACCTGCTACCACATCGCCTCGCGTGACTTTGTCAAAAGGAGGATAGTTGTTGGCCAAGTTGCCGTCGCTTTTCTTTTTGGCTTCGTCCATCTTTTTCTCTCCGTGTACGGGGCATTTCATCTTGCCTTTTTCTTCGCAGCAACATTTCTTACCTTCGAATACACCTTGACCATAAATGTTTTCATCTAGATCCTCATCTTCTTTTTTCTTTTTTTCTTTTGGAGCTTTGGGATCAACTTTCTTACCACCCACTACCCGTGTGACTGAGCCTGGGAATCTCTTTTCAAAATCCTTGCTGTCTTTGTCTTGTTGTTTGTCAGCCTGCTTACTCCCTTCTTTGTCTTTAGAACTTTGAGCTTTGGCCTTGCTAGGTGGCTCAGCATGTGTCTCGTCGCTGTATTTGCGCTCGTCTCTGTGTTGAACGCTTTTGCGTTTGCCGTCACTGCCGAATTTAGCAGTCTGTGAACCATGCTGGGTTTTTGTGGTTTCTTCGCGCTCTTCATCCATTTCAGTTTCTTGATGGTCATGTCCATTGTGATGGTCCATACGCTTGTGAGCAGCCTTGGTGGCCCTCATGAGAGTTTTGTATTTTTCCGCACGATTTTTTACATGATGGGGTATCTCTTTGGGCTCTTCATACACCATGCCAGTACCGCCGCATTCTGTGCAAGCGCGGTCTCCACCACTCAGGATGCCTTCTTCTACTTTCTTGGCTTTTATCTTTTCAGATTGGACTTTTTTGAGATCCTTAATCTTTTCCTTGGCTTCATTCAAACGGAATTTCAGCATACGCTTTTGACTTTCGCTCAAAGTGTCATTGTTGTCCAAACGATCACTGTATTCGCCCATCTTCTTTTCATAGGCTAAGTAGTGATACACGCTGGCGATATTCACTGACGCCATGGTAATTTTGGCCTGTATCCATGCCTCCAACTGCTCACCATCATTCATGTGTTCCTGCAAACTGTTGGCATACTGAGCTAGCTTGATCAATTCTTGTTTGGCCATTGCACCTTCTTGATCTCCATGATTGGTTGACGGCATTTCTCCGTCCATATCCTGCGATGGCATGTCCATTTCTTGGTCCATGTTGTCTAAATCTGCTGGCATAATATTAACTCCGTTATCTTTATATATTTAGTGTTTTTTGGTCTTTGCATTGGCTTTTGCATTGGTGGGTCCACCGAACAAACTGGAACCCTTAATGTCTAATCCGTTTTTGGCAGTGCCATCCTTGTTTTTGGGCTGTGTAATTTTGGGTAGTTTGGGTGCTTTTGTACCTGATTTGCCTGGCGATCCTGTGTAACTAGCACTGCTTATGTTGCGTCTACCGATTGCAATATGTGGACTCACCACTGTGCCAATACTGGCTGCACTGGTGGCGCCGGCAGTGGCAGTTTCTTGTAGCCTGTTGTGTAAACTTTCATTGGTGAGTTTGGCCCCTGTTAAATGCACAGTCCATTTTTTGCCAGTACTGGCTGATTTCTTTTCGGCCCAGTCTTTCATGTGTTGTAGATATTTGTATTCTTCAGGACTTCCTGCCGTGCCTTTACCTATAATAACTTTCCATGTTTTGCCATTTATATCTATTGCAATGTTGTTGGTTTCATGTCCCAACTCATAGTCCAGCTCGGTGCGTTTTCTATCACGCTTCTCGCCTGCTCCAAGTTGGGGTGCATTGGGATCAGCATGGCCATGATGATATTTGTTTTCCAATAGTTCTTTAATTTTCATTTGATTATTCCTCTATAGCCGGTTCCAACTGCTTTTTCGCCGTGCATGAACTTGGGCAGACTGAACCACAGCTTGAACCACTCTGGATCGCCTGGTCGTATATTTAATTCACGTTCTAGCCTTGCCTTTTCAGTTCCAGTCACACTGATGTTGCTACCCTGTTCTGCAAACTCAACCAGTCTCATGATTTGCTGCCGAACCAGTGCTTGAACCATTCTGGTGTACCTGGCTGTATATTCTGTTCAAGAGCTGTTTGCCCTTTGTTGCTGCCGGCTACAACTGTGCCATTTGCATTGATATAGTTCGCTAATGCCTCTGCACTTCCCAAGCCTCCCAACATGCTGGCCGGCATCAACTTGTGTATAGGGTCATCAGGCGACAAATAACAATCTGTATCTGCTTGTGAATTTATGTCTGCGCTGGTAATTCTGTATTGTTTCATCTCAATGTGGCCCTCAGCATCCATGAATGTTTTTTGTGTGCATCCTGACGATCGGCTAAGAAGTTACTGAGTCCATGATGGCCATGTGCTTCAGCCATGTCAAAAGTAACTCTAAACAGTTCTGCCATCTTCTCACTGTCACTCAGCAGCTCAGCCACCATGGCTTCTGCTGGCAACCAAACATCTTCATCTTCTATCAAGGTCAGCATGCTGAATCTGTGAAAGCTGGCAGGCGTGTATAAGTCCATGGCACGGATTTTTTCAGCAAATGGGTCAATGGATGCCAGGACTTCTTCATAGATGATCTGGAACAGTTCATGCAGTTCCGCAAAGTGTATGCCCTCAACATTCCAATGAAAATTGTGTGCTTTGAGATAAAAACTAAATTCACTTGCAAATGCTGCTTTAATGGCCAAATGATAGTCCATGATTAGATTCCGTATTTGTTTCGTTTTATTTTTGCAACAGCACTAGTTTTGTTTGTATCGGCGGTTTCTAAACTGCGGTTATTGCTCCAAGTTTGTCTTTGGCCGCCCCCCACTTGTTTTGCTGCTGCATTGATCATGTCGTTTTCTTCGTTAGTGTAGGGAGCTAACAAAGGATCTCCCCCAATCCAGTTGTCAGCTTCAATTTTGGTTGGAAAATCAGGAGCACCTGCCAATGCAACTCCCATACGATAACCCATATATGCACTACCTGTACTTTGATTCATGGCAGGAAATGTGCTGGCATTTTTGATTGCAGCCTTGTGGTGGCTGTGCATCTTTTGAGTTCCACCGTGTTCTCTAATGAATTGATATGCCCGCATGTCCCTTATTACCTTGTTAGCATATTTAACCTTATTCTCTCTGTACATTTGCTGCTGTTTGATATAGTTTTGCAAGGTTTGATATTCGCCAGGACTAAATTGCGGTGACACTCCCTTGTCCTTGGCATCTTTGATGCGCTGCAAATACATTCTAATATGAGGCGGAGGGATAGCATCTGATAATGCTTTGTCAGCGGCCACTGCACTTCTAACATCCGATAGACTAGTGGTTGGTTTGGCTGCTTTAGGCACTTCTTTACTCAGCAAACTCAACAGGCCTTCTTTAGCCACTTTATCTGATCTATGTGCGGGCTGAGGTTTAGTGGCAATGCCCATGCCTTCGCGAGTGAGATCCATGAGATGGGATATCCACGCAGTGCCCAGTTTGTTTATATCAAATGCCTTGGACCACACGGCTAACTGCTGTTGCGGGGACATGTTGGGATCTTTGAGCACATTTCTTAAATCGGTGAATCTTATACCAGTGCCTCTTGGAGTTACATCCAAACTAACCTTAACATGCTCATAGCCTTGAAACTTGTTAACAGCCTTCATCAAGCCTTGTGGCATGGACAGTCCTTTTCGATCTTCGCCCACCATTATCACAATGTTGTCATAACGGGGCGCTTTTCCCGGCAGAGGATTTATCAACTCATGCTTTATTTTTTGTATCAAACTACCGCCCTGTTGTGTCACAGTGCTGATGTTTTTGGCATACTGTGGATACATCTTGTGCCAAGTTTGCACTTTTACACTGGGTGGTATTGGATCATCTTTGCCTTCTGCGTTGCCGATAAAAAGGTATGGGTCACCGTTAAGTTCTTTGGCTTTGTCAATGGTGTAATTAAAGAGTTGTTCATGACCCTTGTGCCCTACAAAACTGCCTATGGCAACCACTGCGGTCTTGGTTTCACTTCTTGGTCTCTCGGTTCTAGCGGCTGCTATTGCATCATTTTTGGCGGTTATAATGTCTCGCTGTTCTTGACTGGTTACTTTGATTGGACCCAACCGGCTGTTGATCACAATGCCTTCATAGTCCTGACCCAACATGTTTTTGCCTATAATATTGGGATCACTAATGATGGCTTTTTCCAATGCAACCTTGACTGGCTCCAGTGCGGTCTTTACTGCGGCCACTTGATCTCTCTTCTTGCTGGCCAGCATGGCTTTGAATTGTTCGATATTTTGCAATGGCGGTACCAGTGCTGTAACATCCAAGGCTTGATTTTGTGTCAATCTGTTGTTGATAAACATGACACTGCCCTGCTGTCCCACACTGAGCAATTTGTTTATGTACTGGTTGGCATCAGGCAGTTGTTCGCCTGTTGTGGCATCCACAATATGAAACGGTACTAAAGCCAGCTGTACGCCCTGCGGCAATTTGTTATACTGTATGCCAACGAATTTCAACTTGCCCTGTTCGGTTTCCTCTGCAAATGGTAGATACAGCACTTCGCATGTGACCTGTTTGTTAACAAGAAAATCTTGGCCCAGTTTGTTGTCCACTAGATCTACTGCATTCATCATTTGATAGAATAGGTCATCAAACATTTGTGCCCTAGTCAATATGCCTTGATCAGTTGTGCCTTTCTTTTCATGGTAATCCAAAAATCCTGCCTCATATCTGGGTTCAGTACGGCTAGTGCCCATGAATGGCTTGCCTTGAGCGTTCTTGCCAAAGCGTCCACCAAACCCATCCACTTTCACATTGAGCGGAATGTTTTGCAATTTGAAACTGCCATTGCCGTCATGTATCTCATCCAACAGATCTAGAAAATCACTGCTTTTGAGATCATGCAGATGTGGCATGCCTTTGCGTAATTGTGCTTTGACCACAGCGTCCTCTGCTTCTTGCAACGATTGCAGGGCCTTTGCCTTTTTCAGTGCTGCTCTAGGCTGTCGTTCATTGGGATTTGCCTTTTTGTATGCTTCTACTTCAAGAAAATCATCTTCATAGATCTTGGCCATCTCAACAGCCCTAGGTCTCATGTTGGTCATGTCCAACTTTTCCAGCATGATATCTATAGCAGCGAACTTGGTTTGCGCATCCCGTGCTGGATCATCTTTTGTGATCATTTGACTACCCACTTCAAAACAGATGTCAAGGAATCTTTCCACAATGTTTGCTTTTTTGGTTTGGTCCACATACTTGTTTACAAGATCAAGTGTGCCTATAAAGCTCTGTTGCAATTCAAGATCTTCAGATGTGGGATCCACACCGAACAGCAATTTGAATTGTTCCTTCAAAATCTGCACATAATTTCTATTCTTTGCTTCCACTGGCTCCATGACCGGCAGGCCGTCTTTGACCATGGGCTGATCAGTGGCCGGATCAATATAAGGTTGATATTTTTGACTCACTCCGCCACCTTGGCTGCTTGACACGGCAAATGATGTGGTGCTGTCAGTTTCTGGTGTATCGCTTATCTGAATGGCCCTTGCTTTGCCTCTGCCCGCCATCTTGGCCACATAAAACTGTCGTGAACTCAGTCCTGATAGACTTCTGTAAAGATACTTATGGAACACTCCCTTGACGCCGGCTTGTATATCTTTCCAATCACTGCTGTGACTGAATCTAAACCATTCATCAGGCGTTCCAGTGGCTTCATCATATTTTCCAAATTCAAAATCAATCTGTAGTTTTACTGGAGGATCTGATAATTGAAACAGTGCATTGTATTGTTCGTTGCCTTGACTGAATCCCAGCAACATGCTGTTGCCAATAGGTTTGTTTACATGTGATTGCAGAAATGCGTGTACTTGCTGTTCCAATTTCTTGTCTACTTGTGTGTCAATGTCACCTACCTTGGGTCTCAATTGCACAAATTGTTCGTCACTGATATCTTTGGTATTTAGAAAGTGCAAACTACTACCGCCTAGAAATTGGCCACTAGCCAGCAGCTGTGGATTCCATATGCCATACTGATGTTGTTCGGCAAATGCGTTGTTCACACTGTGCAACAGTTGATTAACAACGCCCACCATGTGTGAGCGGTTGTTAACTTGCAAATTTATTTCATCTGCTTGATGTCCTTGATCGCCTGTCCACCCTGGTGAATCGCTACTGAGATTCCCGCCCTCATTTACACTCATTTTTACACTGCGGTACAGCTCACGAAGTAACATGTTTATTCCTCGTATTTGCCATGGTTGATATGATCCAAAGTCTCATCATGTAACTTTTCACATATATTATCAAACAGTTTCTGTTCCATGGTTTCTGGTAACTCTCTTATAGGAAACTTGCTAGTGTATAATGTATAGCTGTTTTCTACAGCTGGTTTGAAAATGTCCGGGCGTGTTTTGCGCTTATTTTCTATGCTATCAATACAGCGAGCAATGGCTGGATAGGTATGACGACGATACACATGGTCATCATTATGCATGAAATGCATTAAATCTTCCACTAGATCATAATTTATTTCGCGACCATTGGTGGTACTCTGTACAAAATCGTCATGCTTGAAGTGCTTGTTTTCTAATAGTTCCGATATGCGCATTTTTGGCCCAAAAGTAATAAATCAGCAGAAGAATCTGCGGCTAGAGTATTTATCGCTTTGACAGACTTTAGTTTTTAACTATGCGTTCCAATTTGCTAATGCTGCCGCCCAAGTGCATGCGAACCAATAGTAGATTATTTTCCCCAGACAAGTAAAAGTGTGTGCCACCCCAACTGCGGGTTTTCAGTAAATCCCGTACGCAACTTTTGGTTAATCTACACTTGCTGCTGCTTAATGCCCAGTCTACAAATGCCTGGTGATTCTGCATGGTTTTGCCCAAAGTTATACGGTAATCAAAGTTCATTTTAGGCATTCTAACTGTGCCAGGGGACAAAACTGACTTGGGCAGGCTGATATATTTCACATGGTCCGGGTTGAGATTCCTTAGTTGGTCTACGATAGCTCTGTCGTTGCTGTAAACACTTACCCAAGGGCTTTCCACTCTTATGTCAATGTCAGTCATGCTGTTCAAAAGATTGGCCAATTGAAACGCATAGTCCAGCTGTTCTTGTGATCTAATGTGAGTATTTCTTGATCCACTATGCAAGGGCTTGCTTAAATCCACAGTTTCAAACTGTTTGATTGCTGCTTCCACGCTTCTGCGAAAACAATGCGCACCAGGACACACCAGCACAATTTTGTACTGGTATTTGTCGTTAAACAGCCGGCTTGTGGTTTTAATCTGCATTTGGCATTATGTCCAGTTGATAGTCAGTGGAGTCCACGGTCAGCAAAGCCACCTTGCTTTCCTTGGCAACTCCTACCAACATCAGTTTGTTGTCTGCCACGGTTATAGTGAGCACACCGCCTGATTTCAATTCACCAAACAACATCATCTTGGCCATTTGACGTTTGATTTCCTTGTCAATGACTCGTTGCAATGGCCTTGCACCCATCTTGTTGTCAAACCCTTGTTCTATCAACTTGTTAATGGCACTCTTATCAATGCTGATCTTGACACCTTTGTCCTTGACCTGTGCTTTGAGTTCGTCGATAAATTTGCCAACAATCTTGGCCATTGTTTCTTTGGCCAGCTTGTTGAAAGTGATAATACCATCCAATCGATTACGGAATTCTGGAGTTAAAAACTTCTTCAAATCATAATCGCTGTACTCTTTGTCCTGTGCCCCAAATCCTATTGCGTTCTTCTCAGCTGATTGTGCGCCAGCATTGGTGGTAAGGATGAGAATCAAGTTACGGCAATCTGCACTTTTGCCATTTGAGCCAGTTATAATGCCATTGTCCATTACCTGTAACAACACAGTCATCACATCTGGGTGTGCTTTTTCAACTTCGTCCAACAATAACACAGCGTTAGGTGCTTCTTGGATCTGTGTGATCAACAGGCCAGTATTTTCTTCAAAGCCCACATAACCTGGAGGGCTACCAATCAACTTGCTGATACTGTGCTTTTCTTGATACTCACTCATGTCAAAACGCAACAGTTTGACGCCTAGATTTTTTGCAAGAGATTTGGCTGTTTCAGTTTTGCCTGTACCAGTTGGCCCCATAAACACAAAGGAACCAATTGGCTTGTTCTCGTTTTTAAGTCCAGCCTGTGCCACCATGATTTTGTCCACAACTTCAGTGATTGCCAATTCCTGACCATACACTTCTGTTTCCAAATTGTTTTGTAGCGTAGCAAGGTTGCTGGATTCAGTTTCCATGATCTTTTCTTCAGGCATCTGTATCATCTTGGCCAGCTCATACTGGATTTCACGCTCACCGATCACTCGATCGTCTGTGATCTTGAGATTGAAGCGACTGCATGCCACATCAATGAGGTCAATGGCTTTGTCTGGCAGTTTCTTGTCAGTTTGATACTTGACACTCAACTTAATTGCTGCAGTGATGGCATCTTCGCGAATTTTGACCTTGTGAAAACCTTCGTAGTATTTCTTAATGCCTTTCAAGATCTGGCGTGTGACTTCCACAGTGGGCTCATCCACTGTGATTCGTTGGAACCTGCGCATGAGCGCTCGATCCTTTTCAAAGTGCTTGCGATATTCTTCCCAGGTGGTACTGGCCACTACCTTGATGTCACCTTTGCTCAATGCTGGCTTCATCATGTTGGCAAGATCGTTGGCACTGTTGCTAGCTGAACCAGCGCCTGATATCATGTGTGCTTCGTCAATGAACAGCACCGTCTTGCCTTTCTTTTGCAGGGCTTTGATTACATGCTTGAATCGTTCTTCAAAATCACCACGATACTTAGATCCGGCCAGCATGGCACTAATGTCAAGGCTGTAAACTTTGTACTCTTTAAGGAAGTCGGGCACTGCACCGTTCACAATGTTATAGGCCAGTCCTTCTGCAATAGCAGTTTTACCCACGCCAGGGTCGCCTACCAATATCACATTGTTTTTGTTGCGTCTACCCATGGCCAATGCAATGTTCTCTAGTTCAGCTACACGGCCAATCACAGGATCAATTTTTTTCTTGATAACTTCATCGTTGAGGTTGGTGGTGAAGGATTTGAGAGCTCGCATGCCTTGTGCATCACCTGATCCATCTTCTTCCTCAACTTCCCCGGTATTGTTTAGATATTCTGCAAACTTGTCTTTGTCAATTTCTTCCTTGGCCGCATAGTAGTATGCCCAGCTGCGTTTTTCGCCCATCATGGCCATGAACACATCTGTGGGTTCTATCTTTTGACGACCATTGAACAATACCTGTGTGAAAGCACGATTAAGCACTCGTTCCACAGCTTGTGTTTTTTTTGGTTTTACAACCACATCTGGTACTGTGATTTCAGCGCACTTGTTTTGTAAAAAATCATTTAGACTCAGTTGCAGCGATGTGATATTTTTGCCAAATCCTGTTATGCTTGTGGTAAAACTGTCATCGGACAGCATGGCAAACAGCAGATGCTCTATCGTGAGATATTCGTGATGCAATTTTTTTGCTGTGTCAATAGCGTTTTCAAAAACGGCCTGTAAATTGTCACTGGGTTCTACCATTACACTTTCCTTTTTTTCTTGAATAATTTTTTCTTAGCCATGGCTAACTTTAACGGGCTCATGCTGTCTGTGTAGCAAATACCATTCAAGTGGTCCAGCTCATGTTGAAAACATCTTGCATCAATGCCTTCAAGTTCTATTATACGCTCTTGTGCGTTGCTGTCAAGGTACATGGCTGTTATCTTGTGACAACGATTCACATCCAACCAAAGATCGGGAAAACTAAGGCAGCCTTCATTGCCAACCACAGTGTCCTGACCAGCAATTATGCTAGGATTGAAACAGCCGAATTCCCTGCCGTCTTGTGTGCGCATCACAAATACTCTTAGCAAGATGCCCACTTGATTGCCAGATAAACCTATGCCGTTATGCAGGCGCATCAGGGTTAACATCTCTTGTTGTACTTGTTCAGCGTGAACTTTGTTAGCAAAGTTCCAAGGCTGTGCTGTTTGCTTCAATATAGGATTAGGATATTTTATTAATTGAATCATTTATTTTTTGCAAGGCTGATATTAATTCAGGGTCATTCACTGAACAGCCTTTGATGTTGATCACAGAAACGAATCTACCTTTGATGCCGGTGTTAACATTAGGAAAGCCAGCTGCGCCCTGTGCGAATTCGACACCATTTTCAACCCCCGGACGAATGTGCAAATCCATATTGTCACCCGTTAAGGTCTTGATGGTTTTTTTACAACCTATCATAGCTTCTATGGGATTTATATGCACAGTGGTATACAAATCATCACCGTGTCTTGCAAATGTTGGATCTGGCATTATCAACACAGTAACATTTAGATTTCCTCTTGCTAGACCAGCAACGCTGTCATCGCCTAGTCCATTGTATCTAATGGTCTCACCATGATTGATACCAGGAGGGATGTTGATTACGGCATTTTGATTGCGACCGCTAGGCAATTTGAAATTTGCTTCTACTTGTTTGCCAATAAAGGCATCCAGCAGAGTCACTTGACATTGTATATTTAGGTCTTTGTTTCTGCGCACTTGCGGACCGCCACGATTATGTCCAAATATATCACCGAACGGATGACCAGCACCAAACATCTGAGCAAATGGATCAAACCCACCGCCACCTGTATTGAAATGAAATTGCGGCTGATCTCCAAACTGACGACGCTGATCATATTCAGCTTTCTTTTGCGGATCGCTTAAATGCTCATAAGCAACACTGATATCTTTGAACTTGGCCTGATCACCACCCTTGTCCGGATGATGTTTGTTGGCCAAGGTTCTGTAGGCTTTCTTTATTTCATCTGCGCCAGCTGATTCGCTAACACCTAAGGTTGAGTAATAGTTTTCCATAGTCGTAAAAAAGGCTCCAATAATAGTATTAATTATACTATCTTAACCGGAGCCTGTCAAGAGTTTGATTTACTTTTTCTTGACTGGTGCGTCAGGCACCTTCTCGCCATCAAACTTTTTGTGTTTTTTAACTTCTTTCTTGGCAGGTGCTTCTTTTTTTGCTGGAGCTTTTTTAGCTGGTTCTGATGCCATTGCAGAACTAGCAAATACAGCTACTAATAATAACGCTAATAATTTTTTCATTTTATTTTCCTTTATAGTGGAGGAAAGTCATCTTGTGGAACAACCTTCTGTCCTTTTGCGTTTACTGCTGGCGTTGTTGGTATTGGTGTTGTTCCCCAACTTGGTGGTGGATTGACTGGCCCTGAAGATGTGCTTCCAAAACCGCCTCCGCCAACGCCACTTGGTGCTGGGGAACCAAAACTGCTGGAACCGCCGAAGCCTCCTGTTGTCGGAGCGCCAAATGCTGGAGTCCCGCTCTGAAATCCTGTTGTTGGTGTTGTTGAGCCACTTCCAAATCCTCCTGTTGAACCTCCAAACCCTCCGCCCATGACACCTGCCATGTTTGTGTTATTTGTCATTGTTTGACTTGTTGCAGTAGGGTTAGCGGCTGTACCTGCTAATTTTTCTTGTGTTCGGCCGAATGCACTAATACCTAATACTGCGCCCATGGCAATGTGGAATAATCCAGCACCTTGTAGGGTTAGTGGATTCCACTGTGTAATGGGCATGTGCATCATGGCTTGTAGTAGGCTCCATAAAACTGGAAACACCAACATGTCTGCTAGACATATAATCATGTACATCCAACCCATGGCCGGACGCCACAATTTTTGCATCCATTCCGCTCCACCGCTTTCTTTTTCGTCTGCCATAGTTCGCTCCTTGTGGCTTAATAGTAGTATTTATTTGATTGAATCGAATATCTTCTTTTGGCTAGTATACCAGTCTATCCAGCTGTCCACAGTGTCTTTACAGTTGTAATATTGCCCATAATTGTCCACAACCACTGGTAATACTTCGCTCAGCTTGGTTGTTTCGGGAGTTTGTTTCAAGTCTGGACAAGCTATCAGCATGTCCTTGGGCACATCTGGAAATTTTATTGCCACGGGTACTCCAGCACAGCCTGTTAGTAATATCAAAGCTAGAAGTACAAGTCGGTTCATTTGGTAACCTCCTCAATAGTAACAGTGCCTTTTTTAACAGAATTTCTGGCTGCATCATTCAAAATGCTTATTGCTTCCGGGGCAACTTTGCATTCAGCGTCGATAATTTGTGTTTCTTTTACAATGCGTTCTTTCACTGTGGTAATGTATTCCTTCCTTATCACAGCTTTCTTTTTGCGCTCCTGATCCAATTTGGTGTTCAATTGCTGACTGGCTTGTTCTGCTTTGGCCACTTTGGCCTGTGCTTCTTCCACTTTGGCTCGCCATGCCATTTCAGTGTCATAACCGCCACGCAACCATACTCCCAGAATCACCAGCACAATGCCGATTGGTTTAACATAATGTAAATATCTTCCGTATACAGGTATAAATTTAGCAAACCACCCAGCAAACATGCCTGTGGTGCCCACAGCTATAATGGCCCAATACACCCAGTTGAGAACAGCATCTGGAATCAAACTAAAC